CTTTATATTATTCTGCAACTCTAGTGATACACTTACAATATTTTTGAACGATTGTGAATTTAATGTAACAGCAAGTTCCGGATTTGCCATATATCTAAGAGCTGCTGCTCTTGAATATGCAGATCCTGGTATAGTTACACTTCCAACCGCGCCAAAAAATGACATCTTAGATGCTTCTCCAGAAACCGTCAAACTCAGGGGTCGTGATTTCTCAATAGCGAAACTCCCATTTGTTATGACACACTCTTCTAGTTTGAATACATCTGTTCCTGTCTCAATGTATAAATCAAAGGATTTTAAATTTATTTGAGTAGTTTGATAGTCTACAAGTAGATCAAATACTATCTTTAAATCTGTATCCTTTAGCAGAGGCATTGTAAAACCAAAAGTAGCAGGATTTGCTTTATTGATTATACTTGCCTCAAATAAATTTTTCTGATAATGTAGTGTTCTTTGGTTATAACTTTTTTCTGCAAAAGTTTGATCGAAATCAATCGAGCTTACATCAATTGAGTATTTAGTATTGCTATAAACTACATATACCTTTACTTCTTTTTGAAAATTATAACTTGCCATAACATCCCAGATAAAAAGAGGGGCTCAAAAAGAACCCCTCACTTTTTCAACCTATATTATAGTTGAACCTAAGAAAAATGTCAAGAACTATTTTTCGAAGGTTTATATTAAGAACCTACATACTTCAGAGTTATTTCGTCAGCCTCACCTATTGAAGAACCTAATCCATGGAAGTTAGTTTCCAATGAAATAACATCATCAATTGAGTGTGATGGTATTTCTAAGTGACACCGATCAATTTGGAACTCAAGACGTGGAGTGCTTGCGGTTCCTCCAACGTCGAACTTAAGCTCAAACTCATTAATAACAGTTTCAGTATCTTGTACCAAATCTTCAAACAGGTTCTTACTCTTATTTGTAGCTGCATCAGAAGACCCAAGATAACAAGTAAAGCTACCTGTTACAGTACGAGTACCTGTTACGTGCTCAATTGGCTGATTTACTCTACCTAATTCTTCTGGAGTTAGATATGTAATATTATTACTAATTGTAATATTACCTGCTGTAATAGCTACTTGATAGCTTGTTTCATAAGTTACTGCACTATTATTTGCTTTGAACGTTGCATCAGGAGCAAGACTTAACTGAGTCAAACGATTTCGAATAAAGTTAGTTGTACTTGCAGTACCTTCATCAATTGTATGAACCCAGTTACTAGTTCCTGTACCTTCTGAAACAAAGAAAGAATCTGAATCATCTGTATCAATCCAAATTTCTCCAGCGGCACTAGCAGTTGGGGGAGAAGCCTGAGCTGTTACAGAAGCAGTGAAGTCAGTAATTTGTCCGGCAAATCCAGACCAATTAATTGTAGCAATACCATCAATATCAAAGTCAAGAGAAGCTTCTCCAACTACACAACCATCTAGTTTCATTACTGTGCGATTATCATTTCCTAATACAAAGTACAAGTTAAATGTAGATAATTGAGCTACATTTGAAGAGTCAAAGTTTACTGCCATGCTTGATCCCCCAGGAACCAATACATCTGTGCCGCCTTTGTCATATTTTGCAGCTGCGTAATTATTTGCACCTGCCATCAAAGCCCAAAGCACTTCTTCTACAGCATGCACTTCTGGTGCTGTGTCTGCTGAACCCGTACCTTGAGTTGCACCTGCTGCGGTAAAAGGTCTAACATATGTTGAGAAAGACCACTCACCAGGAGCAAGAGAGTCATTAAATGCTCGACGTCCTCTTCTACTTACACCGGCAGAAGACTCCATCTCATTAAGAGTAATCTCAGAGCTATTTGTAGCCTGAGAAAAACTGAAGCCATCGAGTACTGGGATTTCCCATACGTACCCATCGAACTCCAAGAACATCTTGGTGTCGCGGCTAAAGTATAATTGCTGTGCCATAGTTTTCTCCTATGAATCTTGAAAAGACTTGGACGTGAACGTCTGTTCGTGCCAGTATTTTCTAATAACGAACCTCAATTAGTATTTCGCCTACACCCAAAGGTTCGAGTACACCCTCGTCAGTATCAATACTAACAATAGTGATTTGTTGAGTTTTAAAAGTATTATTTTGCTTGTCTAAGTATTCTAGTTCTGCATTATCTTCTAAAACTGTTTCAATATCCTCCATTAAAATATTTAATGCATCTTGTGCATCTTCTTCGTTAACCATGCAGCGAATAGTAACAGCTAGGAATCTGTCTTTGTACCCGCCCGCCTGATATTGTCTACTCTCGCTTCCTGCATTTAAATGAACTGCAGGAAACTCATCCACTTGATCCCAAAACTTTAATCTAGGATGAACATTATTTTGTAAGTCTGTTAAAAAAGCCCCAGAGCCATCAATATCTTTTAATTTTTCTGCAAGAGCATTTAAAATATTTGCTCTACGGGAAGTATAAGTTCTACTATCTGTCACTAAACTCTCCTTGTGAAAAATCTTCCTATTGCTAACTCTTGTGCTATTTCTCTAATAGATCCTTCTATTAAAACTCTTGGATCTCTTTCTGGGCTTGCAAATCGAGTTCCACTTGTACTTTCAAAAACTCCATACGGATCTCTTTGATAAGTATATCCAAAACTTGTAAAACCTTTAGCAGTAGTAGTTGCTTCAACAACCCTAGCACTGGATGCAAATCTTCCTGTTCTATTTTCTAATTTTGGTTCGCCCATATTAGCTGCCACTGTTCTTGGTAGCTTTGCATTTATCATTTTTATAAGAGTTAGAGGACTAGATGAAACGCCTTTCTGTACTCTTCTGTTAGGAGCACTTGGAGCACTTGCTGCTCTTGAAAGCATTGGCCCTACACTCTTGTTTTTTGTTTTCTTCTTTGTAGCTACATCTGTCTTAGAACCTTTTACATTTAAATTTTCTGCCAGTTTAACTTTTGCTTTTGGATTCTTTTTCTTTATACTTCCAATAACTCTTTTTACTGTTTCTTTTCTTTTTAAATCAATAAAACTAGGAGAACCTGGTAAACCTAAAATGCGCTCTCCTTGCTGCTCTACTTGTTTTCGGGCTCCATCAACTAGTTCTTTTAAAACTTTCTTTCTTTGTTTTGAATTTAAGGCTTCTATCATGTTGCCTTGTTTGGAACCAATAAAAACTATCATTTTATTAGTTTTTGTGTCTCTTACAATTCTCAAATCTATATTTGAGTCTTGTAACCACTTCATAACATCATCTTCTCCTATAGCTCCTTCTATGCCCTCTTCTAATAAAGAGTTTGTCATTGCGTCTCTTACTTGAGACTCGGCTATACCTTGAAGATTTCCGTGTTCTAAATTCCAAAAATCTTTTGCTTGACTAGATACTGTTTTTCCTGAAATAGTCTTAGTTACATCAGCCACATCATCTGCTAATGCTTCTATTAATTGCTTATAAGTTCTTGTAATCTGTTGATAAACATTTCTAAAGTGGCCTTCCTCTATTTCTGTTGCAGCAAAGAAAGCAACTAACCTATTCCCGGGTTGATACTTTGTTATTTTTCCTACAACTACAGAACTGCTTTTAAAGTTTCCATCAACAGCTCTTTTTACATCATCTATAAATTGAGCAATAAAAGGATCTGCTGCTGCAAGTATAGATCCTATTACTTCATTCTTTTTATCTATATTTGTAAGTTGTTTTCTTAAAAGATCTAGTATGCCTCTACGAACAGCTACTCTACTTGCAACAAAAACATGAGATACTTTATTTGCATTTTTTGATCTATAAGTTGCTACTCTCTGATTTAATAATTTATCAAAGGATTTTAAAAATGCTGTTTGTTGAGCTATACTCATTAAAAGTTTTTATATAGATCCAGAACTCTTTTTATATGATCTGGAAAAGCCACATTGTCTCGCTGGCTTGTGCTTGCAGTATTTTGTATACTTGCTCCGCCTAAAGTTCTTCTTTCTTTATGCTCGTCCTTCAAATAGTATGTAATTAAATCAATTACAGCAAGTTTTAAATCACTCGGAAGAGAGGCATAGCCTGCTTTATAAACAACTTCTACAGCGCCAACACCGTGCTTCCAATTAAGACGAGTACCAGACTCATTTGTTCTAACAATACTATCGGTACGCGAATCGAGATGATACTCATATGCGCCCGTAGTGAGTGTAGTATATGCTTGATCATAACCACTCCTTTCTTTTACTGTAACAATAGATACTATAGGACTTTCAGTGAGCTGTACTGCATAAGTGTCCCAGTGTATATCAAATGCTTCTGTTTTATTTGAAGAATAAAAATCTACAAAACTATTTCCACAATAGGTTTTTACTAATTGACTTACAGAAGGAAGAAGCGAGCTAATCCTCAAATCCTCTTTTGGACTTGTGATGCCTTCTGAATCCTTATAATCTGCTAACGTAAGTAAATTTGACATAAGTAAATTAGTAAAAACCTGGGGAAGCCGAAGCTCCCCCAAGTTCGCTGGTTATTAAGACTGGAAGTTAATTCGAACTGAAGGCTGGTCAGCTGAAGCGCCGGCCACGATTTCTTCAAATCCGAGTGATTGAGTCGCAACGATAACACGTCGCTGATTCATTACTTCGTAATCCTGTTCAACCGTAACACCACGTAGACGTGGAATTACATAGTTACGGGGGTATACGGCTACTGCAGCCATATTTCCGTTAGTGTTGTCCGCAGGGAACTCTTCTGATACAACAACTGCAGAACCGAATACGGCTCCGATTGTACCAGTGATTCGTACTGCCAGATCTGATCCTACTTCATCCAGAGTTTGGAAAGCAGAATCTGACAACAGATCATAGTAGCTCGCTGAGCTAACAATGTAAGTTACATCTGAAGGATTCAAACCATACTTACCCATTGCCTTACGTGCGGTCAATAAGTTAGCAGCAGTCAACAAGTCACCGTCAGAGATGTCCATGTTGTCAGTGCCAGACAGCGTTGCTGCTGCGGCAAAGTCTGCAAGACCTGCAGGTGCGCTTGAGTTACCATTTAGAATAGCATTCTCAACTGCACGACCGTGTGCACGTGCTACGCCTTCAATCAGCATAGGCATCAAGTTAATTAGAACTTGCTCGTCGACATCATTGTCCATAAAGGTGCTTGAGATCAAACGATAAGCGTTCAAGATTACTTGCTTAGGACGGTAGGTGCTGTTTGATGCGCCACGATTTTCCAAAGTACCGCTAGTTTGTGCACTTGCAGAAAAAGTTGCAGGCTCAACATCTACGGAAATTGGTAGCACAGTCGCTCCACCGTTCACAGGGATTTCACGGAATAGTTGAGCTACGCGTAGCTCGTTTTGAATTTCCTTCTCAATAAGAGATGAAACTTCTTGGTCAATATCGCCAGCGTTAGTTGCATAGTCGATACCAGCTTTTTCTTGGATGTCACGGCCATAGCTTGTATCCCAACCCTTACGAGTCATTACACCTAGCATATGTGCAGTTAGGAAGTCCTGACCCCACTTAGAAATGTCGCTCTTTTCAGCGCGATCTGCGAAGACTCGCTTAGAGTCACGCATCTTAGCGATTTCGTCAGACTTTTCTTCCAGCTCTTTCTTATACTTAGCTAGAGTTTCTTCCATATCAGAGTTACGAGCATTAAGCTCTTTCTGAACATCTTCCATAAGCTTTTCAGTTCCTGACTCAACGCCAGTTACAACTGCTTGCTTAACTTCTTCTTCTTGAGCCGCTTTTGCTTCTGCTTGCGCAGCAGCTTTCTCAGCTACTTCTTGTGCTGCAGCTTCTTCAGCAGCTTTGGTCTCGGCTTGTTTCATTGCAATTTTAGCAGCAGTTTCCTCTGCTACCTTCTTAGCAAATGCTTCCAAGTCGACTTCGGGAGTTTTTACCTCTTCCGACATTTTGATCTCCTTTTGAGCTTGCGCTCCGTCCGGTGTTTCACTAGCTATATCTGATATATCATCCTTAGCCAGAGACTGACCGGCTAGATCTACACGATTGGTGAAAGTTTTCTTG